CGTCAACACAGGGAGGCGAAGACGGTTGTCGCACAAAAGATCATCGCCAGCCGTGAGGGCCTTAAAACAGCCGGCGAGCTTCGCCCCCATACCACGAACAAAAGAATTCTGAGTGGTAGTATCCGGGAGGCCAGAAGCCGTGATTCCGTAGACGTCGACGGACCACAAAGAAGTGCCGGTACAAATCATGTGAGCCGACTGGACAAACTTGTCCAAAAGGATACACACAGAAGTACCGATATTGTGGTAAGCAGTAGCGGAAGGGTCCTGGGTCCGAATAGCGCGAACGAGCCCATCAAAGATTAGGCCGTCGCGACTAACGGACATATCCCAGCCCGAAGCATCACTGCTACACACAACTCCGTCGGGAAAAGCGGCCTCGATGGCCTCACCAAGGCGTTTGATGCCATCGTCGTGGTGGCCCATACCGCAAGTGTGCGGGACAGGATGACCACCCTGGTAGTCCCGATTCTGCTGAAGATTAAGCTCACGATTAAAATAAGCTTGGCAGATCGAATCGACCAGGGAGACGTTCCAGATGAGCCGCCACATCTCCCTACGAGCCTTATCGGCCGTATGGGGTTCGTCTTTGACGAAAACATCTGTGGGGTCTCTGAGACCCAACCACACCATCTCCTCGGGCGTCATCGAGGGGATGCGGTGCCACATGGTGCACCTAAGGAGAATACGGGCCACAGCAATCCTAGTGAGCTCACCACGATGGGGACTACTCACGTAGGACTTCTTCGTCAAATTCCGATAACGACGCGTCCATCCGGCACTCGAATCGTCAAAGGAACGATATAGCTGGTCGAAACCGTCTTTACCCGGGCAAAAGGTGGGTGGGCTGACGGCAGCATCACCAAGGTACTGAACCAAGAACGGTTCCATAGCACCAGTAGAAGGCCAAGCCCTAGACCCCAATTGCCGGGCGGCCTGATTCTCCATAGAGCGAATAATGGACGCCTCGTCATTAGGAGGACGACAATACTCTCCCTCAACACCCAAGCCACGAAGAAAGGCCTTAGTCTCGTCGTTGAGCCAAACCGGAGCCGTACGCTTCTTACCACCGCCAGACTGGGTGGTGCGATGGGTCTCGCGAAAGAAGGTGCGACCGGATTGGTCAGGAAGCTCACGACCTCCATCGCTCGTCTTCATGAGCTTCCGGGTATGCTCCAAATATTGACGGAAGTCAGAGAAAGGATCCATGACCTCGTCTTTGGTGCAATTCAGCAAGTCTTCGTATGACATGTCGATAGCCAAGAGGAATGGTTCATGGTTACCCTCGGCTATCTTCGTGAACATACTAACAACCAGCTCCGGAGTAGCCTTAACAGTGGGGCCCACGCGCAGGAGGGGCGCGGGTGGGGTGTCGTTAATACTGCGAGACCAGAAGCGCTCGGTAGACGCGCCCATAAGAAAACGAGTAAGGTGCGTCGAGCTCTCTACTGGCCCACCCTTCGAAGAAACATTAAGGGCGCTCTCGTTGTACGATCGCAGAGCACGGGCTCCCGGGCCATTGAAAGATGGCTTGGGAGGAGCGACAGGCGCCAAGGCGAGTTTAGTTTCACCGTAATACAAATCACGGAGTTCTTCAACCTCAGCCTCTTCGGCCTCGCGTTCGGCCTCTTCGTACGCGCGATCATCCTCTCGCTCGAACACCCAGTCCCAATAAGTCTCCTGCTTATCATAGTACATGGCGGACTCAAGCTTACTGGGCCCGAGAAAATCGGACACGGTCAAAGCGTCAGGGACAGCTCCGGTCCCCTTCAAAAGGAGATTAATGGAGGAAGCCGCGACGCCATGGTTGACCCCATTGCCCTTGAAGTCACCACAGACGTGCATGCCAACCACACTCTCGCCACCTCCGGCATTGCGCATTATAATTGGCGAACCGGAGAAACCGGGGGTGGTGCTCGCGACGTAAGAGATGAGACCCTTGCCCTTAGTGAGCGAAGGGTCAACCTTCAAAGGGCCAATAGACTCGTAAAGGCCGTCATCGTCAGCGCCATATAACTTGATAAGACCCGCGGCAGACAAGCTGACCGCGTTCTTCTTCATGGACTTTACACCCAAATCAGCCCATTGGCCAGGCGTCAAAGGGATATAGCAAATGTCCGCCCCCGTATATTCATAATCAGAAACGGGGGGAGTAACGGGTGGCTCTTCAACTCGAATACGACCCCGTGGGCCTTGGACCCAAAGGGTGTGCGTAAGATCGAGAACATGTCGGGCGGTAATTAGATTCTCGCCCATACGAAAGCCGACCCCGGAGACCTGGTCGTCCGAGAATAGGACAACCAAATGACTGGGCGCGAGCTCACGCGGAAGTCGGCGCACAGGAGTCGCCCCCACCAAGGAAGACTCGTTGAAGGACATCAACGAAGTCGACAACTCGGTGTAATCGTACTCAGGATCGATAAGCTCGCCCCGAGGGTTGATTCCTTTGGAACGCTTCAGGACCGCCTGATAAAGCGGCCCATCTGCGTCCTCGCGATAAAACAACTTCCCCTTAGAGGTGAAGTGTCCAACACGGAGGTTAAGCTGGCGGTAGTGGAGCCAGGCTCGAACACGACGGCGAAACTTAACCCCAAAGTAAGTGGTGGCGCCGACGGCGCCAGTGGTTCCAGTAGCCCAGAGGCTAGTGGAAATAGCTGCAGTAAGGAAGACCATGCTTCCTTGAGG